CCAAGGTCAATCTCGACATCAATGGTATCTCCGTCTACTACATTAGTTAACTTTTTTACTCTATACTCGTACATTATTATCTCCTATGATCTCGTATGGCATGATGTCTATCAACAAATGAACTCTATCTATTTCACTATTGTTATCTACCCAGTGAAATCTGTAATTATTTATTTCCCAACATTCGCCAGTTTTCATACTAATGCGCTCAGATCCAACTCCAAATACTACATCTCCAGTAGTAATGATTGGCACATGGTTTCTGCGGGACATCATTAAATAATCCCCAGTATCCTCATGCATAGCAACATCTTCTTTTGCCTTAAGTTTAATTAAAAGCACATTGCCACGAACACCATTATGTATTCTTTCTAAATCTTTGACTATTGGCTCTACTAATTGTAATAGTTTTTCGTCTTGAGATATTTGATTAGTGACAAACTTTTCATTATGCTTCCAGTGAATGCTGCTAGTATAAATATAGTATGTATTGGTTTGTGTGTGTGGCGTATTTGGTCTATTTTGTCTGCTTGTATCCAGCAACCACTCATCTGAAAAATTATTTACATAATCATGCAATTCTGAAACATCATATTCTGCATGCTTTTTTACATTAAAATCTTCTTCTGACTTTCTCATCTTTGCTCCAAGGTCTCTTCGAAGTTGGTAGAATATCCAAATAAAGAAAAGTCTATTGCATAAAACTTTTTTACAATATCTATTGCAACATCTGTATATGCTTCGATATACATATCTTTAGTGTAGTTTCCTATATGGTGTGAGCCTATCTCCCAGTTAAGATCTTGCTCTAACTCTTTAATATTTTCAAACCTATATAACTTTGTTACTAATATATTGTTATTTGAATCTGTTACATACCACGCTTGTGGTAGATGTATCAGAGGACTGATCTTGGATATTCTTTTTTCTAATATATTATTAAGATATTCCATAAATGATAGATTAGTCTTGTTTGCTTTATTATATTGATGCAAAGAACTATATGTACGAGTATAAGGATTTCTAATGGTAGAAAACGAAAACACCTTATCATCAACATTGTTTGCTTGTGCTAAATAAAAATATGGATCATGATGCCTTGGATATGCTCTTATCCAATTATCTAAATTATTGTCCTGCAAGACCTTAGTTATAGACGATCCAGCAGTTTTAGGTATGTGAACATAGAGCACCTTTTCATAATCTTTACCCAAGATATTCATTACTAACCTCTAATTAATTTTCTGATCCGACTGATCTATTCTCGATTAATCTATCTCGTTCATCAAGAATTTCTAAGGCAAACTTCATCATATTGTCATATCCAATTGCATTATCCATTGCCTTATTATAGTGATGTCCGCAGAACAAAAGGGACGAGCCAGACTTACCAACAACCTTGACATATGCCTGAGCAGCACATCTGTCACAGCGATCATTGGCATCAAGAAGCCATACCTTCTCTTCTTCTTTATTCTTGAGCATACTAAACATATTATACCTTTCTATTATCAGTTTGATAAAAACCAGAGCCGTTGAATGTAACTCCTATATTAGAGTATACACGAACCAGGGTAGCATTGCAAGTTTCGCAGGTGTACCCTGGATCACTTTCCTTAATAGATCTTTCTTTTATATACCGTTTTGCACAAGGCATACAGTCATACTCATATGAAGGCATTACTTTTTCTTTCTTAACTGCCAGGTTTGAACCCCTCTTGGGGCGTTGCTTAGTTCATATCCTAATGCCTTAACCATAAATCTAATAATCTTAATACGCATTATTTAATCTTCCTGCCAAACTTAGCCCATACTCTTTCATGTAAAAAGAAGAATGTCATTTCTAGTGCTAGGTACGACAGTCCATAAAGACCTACATACTCCCACTCTGCTTCTCCAGTATAATACTTAAGTACGAAATAAATTATTCCAGAAACAAAAGTAAAATGTACAAACGGCCAACTAATTGTTTTTAACAAACTTTTCTTTTTTGATTCCATTATATTCTCCTATTTTTATTGTGGGCAGTTTTTAGTCATGCCCAGGACTTACTATTACTTTCCGTTATAAGGGTAGGATAGTATTTTTGGAAGAGATGCCACATATTCTTCAGATGTCTTGTATGTATTTTTAGAGACATACTTTGCTGCTGCAAGAACTGTTGCTCCAGAAGTTCCAGATGTGTCAAAAGTTGTTCCGTTATATCTTACAACCAAAGTTTCTGCAACCCCAAGAACATCAAGACCAGGACCACGGTTTGTAGACTTTGCAAAAATATGAGACTTGGTTCTAGCATCAAACCATGATGCGCCAACGCCAATTACTCCAGAAACACATGATGGATATCCAACAACATTTAAAGAACCATCATTTCCAGTTGCTGCAAAGGTTGGAATATTTTTTGAATTAAGAGAAGAAACTGCATTTATAACAACAGCGTTTCTTGTACATTCATTTAAGTTGTTTGTAGAGATAGATGATAGACTGATTGATAACGCATCTATGCTATACTTTTCAGCATTCTTTGATACCCAGTCAATTGCTGACTGCAAAGACTTTTGATCTTGCAACATATTGCCAGAACTTGTGACATTGGCAACTCTAACAAAAACAATCTTAATACTTGGATCTACCGTAAGAGCAGCCTGAGTCATGTTGTGTCCGTGGTAAATGGAATTAACAATTGACGAAGGCCATACATTTGAATTTGCAGCCCCTTTGCCTTCCATAAAGTTTGTCTTGTTTGGGCATGAAAGATTGGTTGTAAAACATGCCTCATAAATTACTGATGAAACCTTGTTATAGTCAATTGCTGAATCAATAATAGCAAGGACTTTTTGATCGTTTGCCTGTGCTACCTGTAGTGGTACCAAGGCGATAGTTAGTGATAATAGTGTTGTTATTAGTTTTTTCATTGTATTACCTTTCTGTTAGATGAATATTCTTAGTACGTGTTCGCATGGGTCGCCTCCTGCGTCCCACTCTTCTATTTCTTCTTGACTCATATACTGATAGCCACCGTCATGTGTGTGGCAATAAGGGTCACTGATCCAGCCTCTCTCAATGCCGTTCTGTAACCAGATACCAAACTCTTGCTCCTCTGGAGAAAGATCTTCCATACCCATATGATTCATACCTCTAGTATATCCTTAAATGCTTACGATGTCAATAGGCCCCATACAAGATGGAGAGAATTTTATTGCTGCGCTTACTGCAGAATGCACACGGTTTCTTGCATTTTTTTGTTTATCTGTTGCATATAAAACACCGTATGCGTACTCTGCTCCTGAACCCATAGCAAGATATGGCAGCGTATATTTAGATAAAGACATATCTCCAGAACTATGTTCATATATTTCACCACGAACAGCAATAATTAAACCGAGATCTCCGTCTTTTGATGTGTCAACCCAGAATTCATTATAAAATTCTTTGAGTTCTTTGATAAACTTTGTCTGCATAAACTTGTCTGTGTCTTTAATGTTAGGGGCACTTGGCTTAAAGTTGTAACGAATTCTTTCCCCATCCATGGAACCCGCATATCCAATTAAGTACGGACCAATTTTCCATACCTTTGGTGCGTCAAGTGAAAGAATAGTTCCATCATCTGAGGCTCCACGATCTCCAGCCATGTATACTTTATCTTCGTGACGTACAACAGCAATACAAGTCATGATATGCCTTCCTATATTTACTATTCAGTATAGCATTGAACTAAAAATGTGTCAATTACTTGATTGTTTGTCCACATTCTGAGCATGTTTTAGGCTTTTTAATAGTCTTATTAGGCTCAGATTTTGTAGTGGATTTTGCTGCTGCATTACCGCCAAATTTAGGACGACCAAAGCCGACGATTGAAATCATTACATTCTTTTTATTTTTCTTAAATGCACGGAGTTGCTTGCAAACTTCTCCACCATTTCTTTGGCTTCCTTTTTTATTTGAAGATGTGTTTCCTTCAATACACCAAACAGTTCCATCTCCATTGTCTTCAACAACAATACCAACATGTGAGATTCTATCGACACCGTCTGAGGGGAAATCAAAATAAACTATATCTCCTGGTTCTGGATCTGCTATGTCTCCATCAATCCATGCTCCAGCCTTCTTAAATGCTGCTGCTCCACCTGGTGTATAAACAGTATTAGGAATCTTTACTCCTGCTTCGTTAGCGCACCAGTTTACAAAAGACCCACACCATGGCTGAAAGTTTGCTTTCATGAACTTGCCATATTTGGTTTCGTTATCTTTTGGACCTTCTATAGTTCCAAGTTCGCCTTCCGCAACTTCAATAAGTTTTTCTGGTGTTCCCATCTCTGCCATGATTACTCCTTGTCCCAATTAGTATCTATTGGTTGTTCTTCTGGCATAGCGCCATCTGGTTTCTTTGCAAGTCTTGCTCTTACTTCGTCAAGTTCTGCGTCAAGTTTATCTTCAGCCATTCTAATTTCAGATTCTAACTTTTTATCTGCTTGAGTATTTTTAGCATCTACCTCTTTATTTGCAACCTGTGCTGCCATAACATCTTTAGCACCTGATTGACCAATTAATAAACCAGCAAGTGTTCCTGTAATAAATGTTGCAACTGATCCCAAAACATTAAAGAACATCTTGTCATTTTCTGACTGTGCTCCGATAGGCTGTGTTACAAATATAAGAGCATATAAAATTCCTAATGCTGTAAAAAGAAGGATTGCTCCAAGTGTACAACCAAGAATAAACTTTAGTCGTGCATCAAGATCCTGTGGTGTTAATCGTTGCTTAGACATTACTTACCTTTCGTTTTCTGATACTCTTCCCAAGCATCTTTTCCAATTATATCCCTTGTGCATGTTCCAGTACTTTCACATATTGGAACATTGCATTCTGCCTTATCCCAGTTGGCTGGGTCCTGGCAAGGGTAGCGATAATGACCGTCATACCCGCAGCCAGAAAGGCCTAATATAAGTATACACGATAATAAAATATGACGAATCTTCATATTGACATTATACTATTCTTTTTCTTCACGAAGCGGGATGGTAATAAGCCATAGGGCTATTGATATTAATGTGGCTACCCCCACTACCTGCTGGGCGGTACCTGTAAGGGTAAGCCAAGCAATAAAGAAGCCAAGTATGGTAAATATCTGGGCTATGCTCTCAATAACAGCAGCCTTAAACCACTTAAATAGTCCTTTAACTATCTTCTTAATCATGTTCATATTATAACCTCCTTAGTGACATAACTGAACTAACAATATTTCCTACCAAAATAACAGGAATGACTACCTCTTGAACCTTTTCTCTCTGATCATCTGTCATATCTTTACCCCATTCTGTTGGGCTTAATAATTTTTCAAAGTCTATATTTGTCAATACCCCAAGTGGGTCTGCTAAAAATGCTTCTGTTTGTACTTCAGTAATAGCATCCGCTAATGTATATGGCATTGGGGCACCTGCGTTTTCTTCTGCTCTACCAGCAAACTCTACAAATGCCACTGCTATTGCTGGATTGTCTTTAATTGCTTCTGCAATTATTGCTATTTCTTCTGCCTTAATTCCAAGACTTTCTGCTACTGCTTCTTCCTCTGTTGTGGATAATTCAGTTAGCATGTTTGATAATTCGGCAGCCAACTTAGCATCGTTTTGTCCAATTAGTTTATTTAACTTATTAAGTTCATCTGCTGAAATTGGATTACTATCGTCTGTGTCATTATTATCTGGTGCTGGCACTATAGGCTCTTCCTCAACAGGTTGCTCAGGTTCAGGCTCTTGACCTTGATCTGTTTCCTCTGGCTGAGATGTTGGCTCTTCTGAAGGCTCTGGAGTTGGATCAGTCTCTTCGCTGCCACCATCTGTGGTATCAGGGCTTGGAGAAGGAGTGGGGTCTTCTGGTTCAGTTTGCTCATCATCAGGGAATCTTGGATCCTCTGGAGTAATAATCTCTGGATCAACTTCAACATCAGGTTCAGGTAAATCTAGATCTTCTGTAGAATCAGGACTTGGCTCTGGCTCTGGTTCAGTTGTAGGCTCTGTTTCTGGTTCATTTATTTCTTCCCCATTTATTGCAGCAATAAGATTATTAAGGTCTGATATTTCTCCAGCCAATTGAACTGCCTCTGCTACTTGCTCTTGCTGTTCTTCTGGCGTTATAGGGGCTTCTGTGGGCGTTGGGGAGGGTTCTGGGGATGGTTCCTGTGTAGGAGTAGGGGAAGGCTCTGGAATAGGCTCTGCCTGCAATACAGGGACTGGCTCAGAAGCAGAAACTTGGGTTGCTCCCCATGCCTCAAGAGAGACAATGTCACCATTATGTAACCTTACTCCTGTTCTAAGATTTGGATATTCAGGACCCTGATAACTATAGGACACCGCTAAATTACCAGTATTAGTAATAGCCACTAATATATTTACTGTGCTTGGTTGTGCCCCATAGTTACCAAAAGGAACCATATTTAGATTTAATTGAAACCCGCCCTCTGAATAATATATATCCAAACCAGATGTTCCGCTTACTCCTGGAAACCAGTCCATTGAATATAGGGAGATAGATGGTGTATTGGGATATGCCCAGTATGTGGGATCAGGTTGACCAAATGTAATTACTGAGTTAGTTGTTGCATAAATGTTTTCATATTGTACCCCGTCAAAAGTCACGGTAGTTGCGATTGGTATTTGATAGCCTATGTCATCTCCAGAACATGTATCCATATGGTGGACTGTAGGTTCTGCATCGCCTTCGTATGCTGCTGCTATGGTTTGTGATTGAATGTGGTTTATACAAGTAGCATTAGCGTTTTCTGGAATGAAAAGATTGAATCCGAAAGCCAATAAAGTTGCTGTAAGTATTCTTGTTAATTTTTTAATTATCCTTTCATCCTCCACAATTAATAGGATAATTATAGCATTTTATTTCAAATATGTTGTATTAAGATTGTCAATTATAAGACCTAATCTTGGGCCAACGCCCCAAACTTTATGTGCTGTTTCAGTAGGCAAATAAACCAGATCTCCTGGTTTTAATTCATAAGTTTCTTTTTGATCTACTTCCCACAAAGATGTTCCAAGTATTTGCCAAAAAATTGCATCAACGGTATCTTGATGATAACCAGTAACCCTATCAGTCATTGATATTCTTATTCCTTGCAAGTGCCAATCACTGCTACAGTTACAGTGCTTGCCTTCATAATAATCGCAGTTGGTATTGTCTATAGATTTATTTAATTTATATAGTAATTCAGTTACACCTTTAAAATGACTAAATATTGATTTTCTGCCTTGTGGAGCAAACCATAGACCTGATTGAATTTCAACATTACCTCTAAAGGCACCGCCTTGATTTAAAATTCTATCCTTAAGTATTTCATTTGGTATAAGTGACTCACTGTATAAAAATTTTGCTACATCTTCCCATGTAATTTCTGGCGTATGGTATTTTTCAACAGTCAGTACTTTACCATCTTGCTTTGCTTTTTCCATTAAATCAAACATACTTAATTATATCACCTCAAAACAAAAAGGGGAGCAGGTTTCCCCACTCCCCAAGTTGTTATGTTAATTACTTAACAAGTGTAACCTTTGCCTTTGGATTCTTTGCGTTCCACTTCTTGGCAAGATCATTGAATGCCTTCTTCATTGCAGCGATTGATGCAGCATTGTCTGCCTTAACCTTTGCAAGTTCTGTAGCATGTGCAGCAGTTGCATCAGCAAGAGCCTTATCTGCAGCAACCTTAGCGGTTACGGCATCAGCCTTCAACTTAGCAATTTCAGCAGCAGCAGTGATAGCAGCAGCATCAGCAGCAGCCTTAGCGGTTGCAGCATCGGCAGTAGCCTTTGCTACAGCAGCAGCAAGTGCAGCATCTGCAGTTACCTTATCAGCAGCACGGCCAGCCTTTTCTGCAGCAAGTGCAGCGTTAGCGGTAGCAAGTGCACCAGCAAGATCAGATACTGTTACGATTGCAGTCTGAGAAGTTGTTGCCAACTTGATTGTTGGAACAGATGTTGGAGCAGTAATAGACGCTCCGACAGCAACAGTTCCAGCAGTTGCAGGAAGTGAGATCTCTGATGTGTAACGACCTGTTACAAGAGCATCAGCAGTTACTGTTCCAGCAGTTGCGCCACCAAGAGTAGTAACAGTTACTGTATCAGCAACAGCGTTGCCGAAAATATCTGCTACATCAAGAGTTGCAGTTACCTTGCCAGAAATATTTCCTGAAGCAGGGATTGACATCTTAAGGTCATATGCAGGACCTGCAACACCCTTAAGATAAATTGTTGTTGCTGCACCAGTTACAGAAACTGTAACAGCAGAAGCAGCAGTGCTTGTTGTATATGCATAGACAGTCGCTGTTGTTGAAGCAGGCGTTACTGTAATTGAAGATGATCCAGCAGATGCATTAACTGTTGAACCAACTGTAGATACTAGGCGTGTATTAGCACCGACTGCAGTAAATGTTACTGGTGTTCCAGCAACTACTGTAGCAGTGATAAGAAGTGCTTCGTTATTTGTTGCAGTTGTGGTATCTGCAACGCTTACTACGTTGTCAGAAGGAACCTTTACTGTGAATGGTGAGGCTGCTGTACCAGAACCAGATACTTCAGTTGTTACGTCTACTGAAACGGTATTGGCACTTGCAGGTGTCACTACGAGTGTGCCCATAGTCATGACTGCAACCACGACAAGAGCGATCTTCTTAAATGAATTCATTTTTCTCCTTTTATTATTCATTTTGTTTTATATTGTTTTTAGTCTATCCAGATAGTCTTTTATATCTTCTATTTGGTTAGGTTTATATTGTATCACGTTCTCAGGGAGCGTGTCAACTCTACGGGGCTGTCCTCTAAATGTGTGAACCTCTACTTCAAGGTTTTGATCTCTGGGTGTATAGGATATGGCACCAAAGATAGAGCCACACACGGCATCGGCAAGGTCTTTAGATTTTTTGCGTGGGTGATCTACCTTGTCATTTTTCATAATCTTAAGTTCTGTTAGTTCTTCAAACAAAAGTTCGATAGCAGGCATTACTAGTCTTTGCTCATACACAAGCATAGCCATATCTTCATAATGCTTCTTGGCTACAGAAACTGTTTCTGTTCTCATGCCTACCGCCTGCAATTCATTCTGGATGTCAAAAGATTGCCAACGGTCAAAGGTGACTAGACCTATATTAAATCCAAGTCTGCGTAGATTTTGTATCCACTGCTTTACCTCTGAAAGGTTTACTGGCCCTTCTACTTTTGGTTCCCACCATGCAACAGCATCTACAACAACAATAGGTGATATCTGCTCATAGTCTTTAATTACCTGAACATTAACCCACTTTTCAACATGTGCAATTGCAACAGCACACTTATCGTGCTTTTGTGCGAGGTCAGCATGGACATAATAAACCTTGTCTGGATCTGGCTTAAAGTTTTCTTCAAATCTTCTGAATTGATCCAAAGGGTTTCTGGCTGTCATACAAGCACGAACCTTATCTGCTTG